AGCGGCAGTAGATCATAAATACGCTCGGCTCGAATGGCGTCTAAGTCCACCACATGCGCGTCATTTAAGTCGTGAATCATCTTTCGCAATTCTTCACATTGCGGGAATGGGCTGGAGAATCCGCATGTTGCCAGAAGGACGATGGGTTTGTCCATTGGCAATCCAGCAATCCAATGCGATTCGCGCTGCGGATCGCGCCTGTCGAACTTCAGTGGCAACGGAAACAGCGGCAGCTTGCCCGCGATGCGGTACATCTCTTTGATGAAACTGTCGGTGGCGTGATATTGCGGCCAGCCATCAGTGCTGTATTGCTGAAGGACAACAATACTCGGCCAACTTGACCGGACACTCTCATAAGCCGCGCGCACCTGCCGCCAGTCGCGGTCCCACATGATGCGATCAACGGAAACGCCATCCAACACGTCGGCATATTCTCGGCTCACCATAACGCAAGCGCGGCGTCCGCTGGCAATCTCGTGCTGAACGATGGGCAGAGCACCAAGGATGTCCCCGGTCCTGCCTAAAATCAGGAAAAGTTTTATCTCCACAGCAAATCGGCAGTGACGCCTGCATCAACCCAGGGAAGAAAATCTCGCAGCTCTTTCACTGGCCACATCTTGTTCGCTTGCAACCGTCGCCAGTGACTTACGGCATCGTGATAGCCGTAAAATTCTTGTTTATAACGCAACTGCGATTCGAGCGAATAAGAAAAATGGTCAAATACGAGACCAGCTTTCCGGGTAGTTTCTCGGGTGGCGCATTCTCCCGACACGCCACTCATTATCGGCGGTTCATGTGACATGACTCGCAACTCCGGCGTCCAACGCCAGCAACGCGCCCATTCCGTTGGCCGGTTGCCGTAGCTGTGCTCGCTGGTGATGATGATGTTTGGTCCGACGAAGTAACGGCAAAAGAAGTGTGCCGAACCAAGTCCAGGCCATTGCTTGAATACCTCAATCAACATTTCAAGCTGATGCGGCAACCAGATTTCGTCTCCGTCTGCTTCGAGGACAATTCCCGGTTGCCTGAAATCTGACAGGCAGGTGCGAACCATATCTACTTTTCCCATCCACTTCGCTCGCTGATGGATTGTGATTCGAGGATGATGGCGCAACTCGTTCAGGAACTCCGTCGTTCCATCATTGCTCAGTCGAGGGCGTTGCTGACGGCACCATTTCGTGCAATTCACGTTCATCGCCGCTCCTTCGCAAATCGACCAGTGCCAATCGACGGTTGATGGAAGGCGATTGTAATTCGCGAACTGCATCGGCAGGAACGGTAGGGCATCCAAGACGATGCTGAAAATGTGAAGACGCATTACGACGGTACTGTTGGAATGAAGCGTACTCCGAAGCGTTTACTTTCATCCAAAAATGTCTGCCATTCACGCTCCGCTTGTTCCTGTGGTAAACCTTGCACTTCACCGATGGCGCGATCGGCAGCTATCATGGCTCGACGCATGGCGAGTTTTTCGCGCGATTCATCCATCTCTGGTACCTCAATTTCGACCACGATTTGACGCTTCGGCGCACCGTCGCGTACGATGTTTTCAGCGCGAACTCGATTCTGCGAACTGAACCAACCAATTCCCTCTGGCATAATCAACTCTCCATCGGATACGCGGCCATTTCTTCAGCGAGGTCTTTGTAGTCGCCCACAGGCACAGCATCTGACTTCGGCTTCGGCTTACCCGGCTTGCTACCGCGCAATTCCTCGACATCTTTTAGAGCGGCGGCGAGTTCGGCCTTTGCCGCGAGCAGTTGTTTTCGCGTGACGCCGAATAGCGCGGCCCGGTGCAGCACGCTTGCTTGTAATCCAACCTTCTCCGCGAGCGTCATGTTGCCGTTGCCAGAAAATAGCTTCTGAACCGGACCATAACCCTTGGCCAGCGTCTCTTTCATCTCCGCGTCGTCCGGGTCAATGCCCAAGTCGCGGTAGTATTTCGCCTGCGTCTCTTGGTTTGCGATGCGCCACATACGGTCGGCGGCTTCGCGTTCCTGCGCGGTGTGGGCTTGTGTCTTCTTTTCTTCCTCCGCGCCACGGTTGCGATACTCGGCGATGGCCTCCTTCATGTCCTCCTGCTGGCGATGTAGGTCGTGATAATGGTTCATCACGAGTTGAAAGGAATCACCGAAGGCTCGCTTAGCCGCGCCGTACGCTTTGCCCGCTGGAAGATTGTAGATTTCTATGAAGTCCTCGACGGTCGCCGGGCGCGTGCGCGGTTGCTGAGTGTCTTCGTCAACGCCTTCGATGTATTCCAACTGGCGCACATCATTGAAAGCGCGTGCTTCCGTGCGCTTGAATGGAGCGAGATGCTTCGTCTTGAACTCGTCGCTTTCCTCGTACGCCTTGAGACGCAATCGACCTTCGTATTCTTCGATGCGCTTGTTTGCGGCGGCGAGTTGTTCAGCGAGAGGTCCAGTATCCGATTTAGCAGTTGAAGCAATTCCATCAAGCTCAGCGATTCGAGCCTCAAGCTCCTGAGCGCGAGCAGCAAGTTGCTTGTTCTCCTTTTTCGTCGATTCATACGCCTTCTTGAGTTCGCGATTCGTTCGGAACACCGGCTCGGGCGGGTCGTCGCCGGGCTTGGGCGCGGCAGGTTCCTTGTCGTCGGCTTTCGCAGGCGGTGCGTCGTCTTTGAGAGGTGCGTCATCGTCGTCTTTCTTCTCCGGCGCGGGCGTCGGGTCTGCGTCCACGGCGGCAGGTAAAGCGTCCTCGTCCTCGAAGAAGTTGCTGCGCTCTCCGGCGCGACCGGGCGCAGGGACTGGCGCGGGCCTCGGAGCGGGTGCTTGCGGGGCTGGCTTCGGTGCTGGCGTGACTGGTGCTATCGCTGGCGCAGGAGCGGGTGCGGCGGCGACGGGTGCGGGAGGTGCGGCGGCGACGGGCATAGGTCAATCTTTCTTCATGTTGCGTTCGGCGATCTTGCGTTCAACGTCGTAATCGAGGCGCGGCGGACTCGCAACGCTTATCGCTTCGACCGGCTCGGCGCAATTCATAAAGATTTGCAGGAACTTCTTCGCGCCAGCCAGTTGATCGGCGTTCGCGCCGTCCATCGCCATCTTCGCCAGCGAAAAAACAGCGGCTTCGTGGAAGGTTCGCTTGCGGACTTCATCGCGCCAAGTGCGGGACAGCGCCTCATCCTGACGAAACAGTTCAGTGGCTTGCAGGGCGATCATCAGTATTTGCTGTTACGTTTTGCGCGGGCCGCATCAGCGCGGGCGAATTCCTTCGAGACGTTGCGCGGCGGGCATTTCTTCCGGGCCTTAGAAGGATTGTACGCGCAGACGGCCATGAAACCGGCCATTTTCTTACTGGTCGATGGCATAGGTCATTTGTATTTGTAAACGCCAGCTTCGCCAACCTCGCGCTTGGTTTTATTCCGTTCGGCGGGCGACATCTTGAGTCGTTGCATTTCGGTTTCGATGTAGCGGCGACGGTCGTTAATCGGCATCTGGCGAGCACGCTTGATCCAGTATTCGATGTAAGTATTGATTTCGCGAGCACGTTTTACACGTTCTTCATTCGTTTTGTAAGGCTCAATCTTGAATCCCAACGATCCTGCGGCTTGCCGCACAAGTTCGCCTGGGCGTGGTTGTCTAATACCAGGAACGCCAAGTTCCTTGCCGATTGCCCTGAATGCTGGCTGAACGCCAATGGGCGCAGGCACGAGTTGAAGACCAGCCTCTTGAGCGCGATCCCATGTGGTCGGCAGTTTCGTGCCAATGGCGTCTTCGCCGGTTCGCAGTATTTCTAGAGCGCGACCCACCGGACCGAGCTTGTTGGAAACGATTCGTTCCGCAACATCGCCTGCCGTCGGCTCTGTATGCGAATAACGAATCAGGTCATGCGTGATTTCTCCGAACACAGACAACGGCGAGAACCAAAATCCTTGGCTCTTACCAGTCGGATCAGGAATGAAAGCGTCGAGCTTGTGATTGCCTTCCTCGTTATCCAACGTCGAATGGCCGCGAGACAAGTAATTGAGTAACTGTGTCAGCGCCACGTAAGCGGCGAGTCCGGTGCCTACTGTCTTGGCCACGGTGCCAACGTGTAATCCTTTTCCGGCTGCAACGTCGGCGATGGTTTTCCCGGTTTGACCCACGGCACGGAGTTCGCGTCGGGCCAGCGATTCAACCCATTGCGGAGCCAGAAATGCCATCTGCATCAAATCGCGTATCGCCGGATTCTTGATGATGCTTTGGCGTTGAAGATTTCCGAACAACACATTGATGTCACGAGCCACTTGCCGCGCAACTTGAGTTTCGTTCAGATTCGGATTGGACTTGGCCACGCGCTCGAATTCAGTCAAGAACGTCTCGACCATCGCCCCGCGAGTCAGTTTCTCGAACAACCATTTCGTGAATCGACCTGTGCCCAATAGTCCTTTTGCTTCGGTGTAGAGCGCGTCAGCGAATCGCCCTACGTTCAATCCGTTGCGCTGGCCAAGCTGCGCCAGTTCGCGCGGCGTCATCTGTACCGTTTTACCATTCACTTCCAAGGCTTGCGGCTCACGAACCCATGACGCCATTTCAGGCGTGATGAGGTTACGATCTACCGCATCTGTCAAAGCGCGGTCGGACAATTCCAAAAGGCTCAATCCTTTATCGTAAGAAAAACTTCCGCGAGCGGCCAAGCTAGTCTGCATTGTTCGACTGGCATGGAAGCTGTCGAGTAACAGCAATCGGTGTTTGATAAATCCCGATGCTGCGATGCCAGCGCGACCAACGGCGGACTCGCGAAGCTGACTCGTGCCAGTCAACGCATCGAACAAATGCGAGTATCCTTGGCGCACGGCGATACGAACGCCGGGAATGATTTCCTTCGGAACGTAACCTTGAGGCGCTGAGAATTGTGTATCCACGGTGCCGTCTGGACGTTCAATACGCCGCGAAACCAAATCCGTCATTATCGGATCACCGGAATACGGGTCTGCAATACCTTTGAATCCTTCAGCCCAGAGCTTGCGATTCACAAGTCGTTGCCCCGTGCGAACGCGATGTTCAACGAGGTCTGCGATGTCGAGATTCTTTGGTTTATACCCGGCTTCGATGGCGCTAGCATAATCGGGGAACACCTTTGCCTTCTTGAATCCAGTGCTGCCCGGTTTTCCGCCAACTTCACCGAACAACACGCCACGGTCAGTCAGAATGTTTTCGTGGCGTTGGGGCACGTAATGATTCTCATACGCCACATCTATTCCATTGGAACCTTCATACGACATTTGTTCATCCAGCAACAATCGTGTGCGTTGCGCCAACGGTTGCAGGTCATCCCAATTATCTTGCGCGTAACGAATGGCGGCTTCTGCGTCAGGATTGCCTTCAACCTTAGCCAAGTCAGCGTCCAGCTTTGCGCGATTGCCTTTGGCTTGAATGACGAACACGGCGGCTTTACGAGCGAGTGCATTATCGACCAGTTTACCGCTGCGTTTGTCCTGCGTGAGCACGCGCAATTCGCGTCCAGCCTCGCGCCCTTTATTGGCCGGAATCGTGTCAATCATCGCATCGGCCAGTTGCGACATATCGCGCTTGACCGGACGCCGTTGATTGGTCGCCTTGATGTCTTCCCAAAGATTCGACATTGCCGTGCGAAATCTGCTTTGCGATGCGGTTGGTCTGGTTCCGGTTGTTTGCGTCGGCACTGCTGGCGTTCCACCAACATTAGCGGGTTGACTTTGCGGTGATGCCGCGCCCTGCGAGGCTCGGAAGATTGCCTCTCGGGTTTGCTCGGCTTGTGCTCGGATATTTTTCAAGTACGGCCGTATCTGTGGTCCGTATTCCTTGACCATTTCCGCCGTCCACTTGGCAATGTCAGTGATGCCGCGTTCCAGCAACGCCGCGCCTTTGACGATGTAAGCGGCGAGTTGCACCGGGTCGAGGCCGACGCTCACGCGCCCGCGCCCTTCCTTGATCGTGGCATCGGCCCATTTCTCAAGACCGCTTCCAGAAATCAGACCCTGTTTTCGAGATTGTTGAAGCACTTCCGCTGCATCGCTAAATGCTTCGGTGCGCTCTATCATTTCGTTGAGCGCATCATCAATCGCGGCTTCTACGGCTTCAGTATGAGGACCAGCTTCTTGTTTGCGTGTCTGAATGTTGCGTCGTCGCAACGCATCTTCCAAAACGCGTCGCTTCCCAGGCAAATCCGGTTCCGCAAGCATGTCGAGGGCCTCTTTCTCTGATAAACCCAACTGCTTCCGTATGTCGGCAACAGCGTCAGCCACACCGTAAAGTTTCATCTCGTCGGCAATCGGACGGCGCTCCGCACCACTCAGGCGGTTCTCTGTGATGGCCTTTGTCAGTGCGTCATACGTGATCTTGACCTGATTCGCCGTGAGCGGTTTGTCTGGATGCACCATCGCCTTCACGCCTTCGGCAATCTGTTGCGCGATTTTCTCAGCAGCCGCACGCGGATAATCCTTCACACGCCTGATAGCATCGCCCAACGACTCGACGAACTGCGTAGCGGAACCACGTTCGATGCCTTGGCGCAAAAGCTCGTTGATGGCAAGTTCTTCGACTTTGGCAGCGGGCAACAAGTCCAGCGTCGGTTCAGCGGTGGCCAATCCGCCCTTGGCTTCGGCAACGGCGTCCTCGACGGCCATGCGAAGGCCGGAAGGTTCACGTGGCGCTGATTTAATCACTCTGACTTTCTCAGCTATTTCTGGTAGAAGCGCACCCAATTCTGCGTTCGGCGTAATTCGATATTCTGGCCACCCCCATTCTCTTGTTGCCCCTCCTTTCACTTCAAAAGTACTTCCCACTGTTTCTGGCGCTGGCGCATTGCCTGTTGGAATCGGACCTTGCTCTGCTGGCTTCGGCAACGCTTCTCCGGTGCGCTCGACCGCTTTTCCTTCTTCAGAGACGAGGCGTGCCATCTCGCCTTCGGCGCTGCGAGTCAGTTCGTTGACGGCAAGTTCCTCGACGGTCGGCTTTGGCAGCGTTTCCAGCATCTCAGCATTGGCCGGAATACCGCCTTGTGGCGCTGGTTTCGGTTGCTCGGCTGGAACAACGCGCATTCCTGAAGGCTCCTGAACCAAGGTCTCCGGTGCTGGCAAATTAGCTGATACTATTGGAGCACGTTCAACAATCGGAGCAACTGGAGGTGCTGGTGGTTTAGGCGCTGGCTTTATTGGAGGAGCCACAGGTTGGCGTAAGCCTTGTCGCAACAAGCCAGTACCAAGCAATGCAGTGCCTGTGCCGTGTCCCGCCGTCTCGGGTTCTCCGCGCTCGAATCCAACGGATGCCTCACCTGCACCGCTGCCTAAAGCGCCTGCGCCAAAATAAAGCGCCATCAGGCGACCAGCGATTGGATTAGCCGCGATTGGCACAAGCGGCAAATTCTCTGGCAATCCAGCACTGCGAACACCTTCCTCAATGGCGCGACCAGCCGACGAGATGCCTTTGATTCTGGATTCGCGCAATGCTTCGTCACCGCTTGCGCCCAGCGGAAGTTTGCGAAGCACGTTCTCCAAAGAGCCACGCGCTTCAGGAGGCAACAGCAACGAAGGAATCAGCGAACTGCCTAGAGGATCACGCGAAAGACGTGATGCTTCACTTTCCAACAAGCGACGACCCTCTTTCGTTTCCGAATCGAGTGTGTCAAAAATGTCAGCTTTTTCAGCGATGTCATCGAACACATCGGGCATAACTCAGAAATCAAAACCTGCATCACGAGCCATCTGTCGAGCCTTGTCTTTGTCGCCACCAGCCTTTTGAAAGAAGTCCATCGCCTGCTCACGGGTTAATGTTTTCTTTCCTCCGAGACGTGGACGGCCTTTCGACAGGTCAAGCAACTTGCTGTTCACGTCCTGAAGGGCTTCCATGCGCGACTGAATGAATTGCTTCTGTTCGTCCTCTTTCATTCCAAGTCGATCCACATTCTCCAATTCGGCGTTGATGACACTCATTCGAGCGCGTTCGACTTGCACCTGTTGCGGTGCCGTCAGTGTGATTCCTTCGGCCTTCTGGAAGTGTCCGGTGTTCGGACCTGTGGCCACCACGAATCCAAGTGATTCTCCGGTGATCGGATCGGGCACAGGAATAAGTTCGCCAAGTTTGTGCTGTAGCCCTGTGGCTGATGCTGGCGGGAAATGAAGGCTTTTACCAAGCACCACGCCTTTCCCAACTCCCGGCCCAAAATCCACCACAGTCGCTGGTCTGCCTTCGAGTTCCAATTCCTTCTGTCGCGCTCCAAGCAAACCTTGCTGATAATCCAGCAACCTAGATTCCTGCGCTGCCTGATTCGCTTCCTGCGCCGTCTGGTGCTTTTGTAGTTGCTGCAACTGCGCGGCGTCCTGCGCGATCTTCTGCACGTTGAGCAACCGTGTTTCCTCGAACTCGCGTTGGCGCTCTGCCGCACGTTCAGCGCGTTCCTGCGCTTCCGCCTGTCGCTGGGCCTGCGCTTGGGCCAACGCTTGCGCCCGGATGCTCTGGTCCGTCAGCGCGAGGCCAGTGCGTGCGCCAGCCTCAAGCGCCTGCGAGAACAGGTTCGGCGTGATGCCTGCGATCCACGGAGGTAAAGAATCAATTGCGGCCATGCGTTCGTTTATAGGCGCGCTGCCTAGCACAATTACACTGTTTGCACTGTCCAGTAAGGCCGTCCCAATTCGCTCTGGTTTTATGAAAATCCTGCAACGGTTTTACCGACTTGCAGTTCGAGCATCGCTTAATGGAAAAGCTACCCACATCGTCTAAGTGCCGCTTTCGAGCGTGTAGCAGCTTATGATATTTTCCATTTTCACAGATCACCAAGTTGTCGTTGCGGTTATTGTGCTTGTTGCCATCCACATGATGCACCTCAGCCTTGGCTGGCAGGTAATGGCCCAAGGCGCGTTCAGCTACTACAATATGAATTCCAACGTGATTGCGCTGTGCGCGTGGATTTCCCACATCACGAGTAACAAGATAGCCTTTAGCAGATTCCCCTTTGAACCCGGCACGATTTTCGCCCACGTTATGAGACGAGTAACAAGCGTGAGAACAAAATCGCTTTGGCTTACCGTTGTCAGTTCGTTGCCGTCGAAAAAAAGTCATCCCACAATGCTGACATTTCAATTCGATCATAAATCCCACTCAGGAAATTCTGGATAGACCGGCTGTTGCTGCGCCTCATTATCCCAATTAAACCAATCATTCCAATAATTTGTACTATTTGTATTTCCGGGACCGATGCCGAACATTCCACCGCCACCACCGATGAATGGGTCCGATAGCCAATCAGTGAACCCACCGCCTCCGGGAGTCGCAACAGAACCGCCTTCAGGTCCGGGGAAACCGCCGCGTGTGCTGGACCACACATCGCGTGGCGCACCGCCTTGCGTGCCCCAATTGATGCCGGTGCCCGCATAATATGGCGTGACAGGCACGTTGCCCCATACGCTCTCTCCTGAGAACGGTGCCCACGGGCCAGCGTTGAAGTTGCCCGGCGCATTGAGATTGCGCGGAGCACCGCCACCACCGCCACCGCCAAAACTCACGCCACCGCCGCCAGTGCGCTGCACCTTGGCCAAGTACGCGTTGAACAATCGCTCTGCTTCGCGTGCCGCCGCCTGCGGGTCAGGCGCAGCCGCGAGTGTCGCGTTGCGATTAGCGACTTCAAGCTGCGTCTCAGGCGATACCGTCAGCGTCTTCGCCACCGTCGGCAACGCGGCAAGAAGGTCAGCCGCGCCCTTGGATTTCTGCGCCTCGGCTGTTAGCCCGAGCTGGCGCAGCCCCTTGGCACCCACGAACGGGCTGAGCGGGACGCCTGCACCGATGCCGAACTGCGCGGCGGTGTTCTGGAGCATTGCAATGGTTTCCGGGTCGAGTTCGCCCGCGAGTTCGCTGCCGATGTTCGACGATAACGCGCCGAGGTTTTGCTGAAGCATCGGGAATGCGCCGGCCACGTCCTGATAAATCGATGGCAAGCCGATAGGGCCTGGAATTAAGCCCCAAGGCCCCTGCCCGGTGCGCGGTGCTGACGTGTTCGGACCAAACGGCGGCGTGCCTCCGACAAATGGTCCCGGCGTGAAATCAAATGTTCCGGTGCGGCTTGAGGATGATCGTGGCATAGCTATGTGATACAACCGACGCCCAGCGAGCGGGGTGTTGCGGTGCCGAAGACTTCAATGCTGACGGGAATCTGGTCTTCGGGAATGTGAGACCTAATTTCTCGGTTTAATTCTCGCACCGCTTTCTGCTGAAATACTTCGGCACTTGCGTTGTCGCCCGAGTTCTCATCTCGTATCGCAAGAATCATCAGCTTAATCGCAACCCAATTATCGATGAGCATTTGGTCTTCGTCCGTTTCGACTGCAATGAACCGAAGTTTCACCAGCGCCTCAAGGCTCGTGAGGCCGTTGCAGTTTCCGCTTTGGCGCAATCCTCGAATCGTCGAGTGCATGAAAGACGGACTGCGCTCGCTGGGCGTGTAGTACGCGCAATCTTCCATCACGTCAGCCACTGGGTCATAGGCATAAAGTCTGACCGGACCCATTGTGGCGTCTTTTAACACCCTCGAAATGTGTCGCACGAGAAACGGCGTGCCAACGAACGGAATTGCCAAAGTCAAAACGACGCCTTCCTGCCAAGTGCCGTCATCACGTTTGGTCATTATGGTCTGTCCGTTCGCGTCGATGCCGTAAATCGTGATGGTTTTTCCCACGTCAGCTTGATAAGCGGGAAAAGCTCGAATGTATCGCTCCGCCCCACAACGCAACTGAGCTTGGACTGGAACGGTGCCGTCATTTTGGATGACGACATTACCGCAGCGCGATGCAGCGCACTGGTAGTCGGCACCATTCATTGGGAGGAAAGGCCACCAATAATCGCTGACGACCATTTGGCGTCCGCACAGATTCACGGCCAGCGGAGTTTCAACGTAGCGGGGCCAAGTTATGGTGTTACATCTCACGCACGCAGCGAACTTTTTCACGGTTCCCCAAAACCCACCACGTACCATGAGCCGTTGCACGGCCTCGTTCGTCCACGCCTTGAACGTGACTTTGTTTGAGCACACGCCCGCAACGTCTGATGCCTGCGTTTCTTTGAATTCACCCCAAGTCATATAGCACGATCCCACAGGCGCGTCGTGGGCTTGATGAAATAGACTCCGATTGCATTCGGCACACCGGGCGTGGCATCGTCGAATACGGCGAGCGTGCCAAGCGGCGCGGCGATGAGCGTTCCGACGCCGAGTGGCCACAAATCGGAGAAAGCGGTATCGCGTTGCCAGAACGGGCCGGTCGATTGCGAAACCGTACCCGCCTCGCCGCCATCGTATGTTTCGAGCTGCGTAAGCGTGCCGACGAAGATTCGTCGCTCGTAAGTCGGCACAACACCTCCATTCCAGTGGTTTTTTGTCCATGCCCCCACGACCAGATTCCACGTAAAGAATCCCACGATGACGCCAGTGCTCGCGTCAGTCTTCGCCCAGATGCGCCCGCGCTGCTCAACCGTCGGCTGATTCGGCCCCATGATTGCGAACGCGAACTCGTTCGGCAGAAATACTTCGATGCTCTCGGCGATGGCGTTTGCCAACTCTTGATTGTTTGCTGGGCAAAATCCAGGTGGGAACGGCGAAACTTCGGTGCGTAAAATGATGTCGTCGGTGGGCATCGCACAACCAATGCGCCTATTCTGCGCGATTAGCAATAGCGAAAAGCTATCGGTCAGAACAACTCAACATCAATCGTGGTCGCAATCGCCGTGAACGAGAGCGGCGTGACATTGAGCGTGATGACACCGTTGGTGACGAGGCGGAAGTGCAATCCGGCATTTGTGTTGCCATCAGTGACAATGGCGAAGATGCCGCGCAACATCTCGGCGCTCGTATCCAAATCGGTCGAGCGCGTGAGCACCCACGGCGTCCCGCCAGAACCAAGCGATGTCACGACGTAGCTGCCGTTGTTCTCACCAAACCCCTCGTTCTTGACTAACACTCGGTCAGCGACGGAGAGCGCGATTCCGTCAATAGCGGGCAAAGCACCAACAGCATTTGCCGTGAGCACGTTCAAGACGCGGGTATTGGCTGGCAGTGCAGCGGTGGTGGCAACCCGCCACGCGGTTTTCTTGCCGAACATCGTCCAGCCCACGACATCGGACGAAAAAACGAAGGTTCCTTGCGGCGCGTATCCGGCCCCGCCGAGACCAACCCACGAAACGACGTTGCCTTCGACGGGGTGTTGGTAGGTAACGGCGAGAATCCACGCACAGCCAGTCGGCGTGGCTTGGCCAGCGGTGTCGTGGTAAACCTTGCAGGCGGCGGGCGTGTCGAGGAGTGCGCCATTGAGTTGGAACGGCGCAAATCCGCTCGTGACGCGCCACTCGTAATTGACGTAATTCAGGTTCGGCTCGAACGCGGGAAAGGTGCCGTCCCAAACGGTGCCAGAGCCAGCGGTGCAACCGGAGAACGGCGCCAGGCTACCAAGCAAGGATGCGAGATTGACAATCCGAAGCTGCATCGCCTGATAATTCAGTGCGGATTTTCGGATGCGCGTCAGTCGCCAAGTCACGGGCACGAAGTCAACGAAGGTGCATGTGTTTCGCACATCCACAGTGATGGTCGCGCCGAAGCTCTGAAACTGTATGGGCGTCTTGTCGAAGGCGGCTTCGGCGGCGGCAAGTGTCGAAAACCCGCATCCGATGGTAACGCAGTCGCAATCAAACGGAAGTTCTTCGCGCGTGCTAGTGTTGTGAACGATACGGGCATTGCTATCCACGCCTTCCCCAATGCCTTGAGGATTGACGATCCATTCCAAGAACGGTGGATCGGGAAAGAGCGGCACCGACTGCTTTTGCACCGCACCACTGATGTATTGCACGGTGTAAGTGCCAAGGATCAACCCGTTCCATTGATTATCTGAAGTGCCATCGAAGGTGTTTACGCCACGATCACCGAAGCTCGTATTATCGGTGACGCCAAGATCGCACGGCACATCGGCGCTCACGGTGATTCGGAACACGCGCTTGCAAATAAGTCGCGTCTGCGTGGCGGGGTTGAGTGCGCCAGTGGCCTGCGCGACGAACGTGAACAGACCCGACACCATCGGCATACCGGAGATGACGCCATCAGCGGACAGGCTCAGTCCTCTAGGCAACGCACCGCCAACCACCGTCCACACGACTGGCGCGAGCGCACCGGACTGTTGCAAGGTCTGAGAATACTCGGTGCCAGAGAACGCCTCGGGCAATGTGCCGGGCGTTGAGATTGTGCAATTCTGGTTCTGGCGGGCGTTCTGCGCGTTGTAAGCCTGCGCTTCACATAGCGCCAAGTGTTCGGCGGCGGTATCGGCGATTTCTTGAGCAGCAGCGTTAAATTGCGCCTGAGTGAAGTTAGTCGGAAGATAACGCACCAGCTCGACGCCATCGCAGCAAACGAATCTCAGGGGATTACCGCCCGTTGGCGGCGTATAAGGAATCGCGCCGTCGGGAATAATCACATTATGGGGGTATGCGCCCGCATCGCACGAAAATCCTTGTGGGCAGTTTAAGATGAAACCCGTCTGCGCCGACAAAAATGTCAAACCCTGAGTGTAGAATGGAGGCGCTGGAACTGGACAGCATTCCACTGGCGGTTCACAAATCACTGACACTGGCAAGCTCACGACACATCCTCCTGCAAAGTGCAAAGTGGCTTCGCGAATTTCGGTTCCGGTACAATACTGGACATAAACCTCGAACCGAAATATTTCATATGCCCCTGAATCACAAACCGGAATTGAATGCGTTTTCCATCCGTCAGCGGTCGGTCGTTGATTTCATCGCAACTACCTTCAGGTTTTCCGAAGCCTATGGGGTCTCGAATCTGCGGCGGCACATTGTTGATTCTGCTGCATCCGGTGAGCGGATCAATTCCACATGATGCGAGTGCGGCACAGAGCGAGAACCGCGTCCATAAATTCCAACACGGATATTCGTCTGCTCGCCAATACACTGTCACGTCCACACGCCCTTTCACGTCGTAAAAGTAGCCTTCGCCATCTTCGAGCCGGTTCAATCCTAACCGATTTTGGTCAGCGTTACGGAAATCCAACGCAGCAGTCTCAATCGACCAAATGATCGGCGTCTGGTCATTGTCCTCGATGACATCGGTTTCGCTATTAAGAATTTCCCAAAACTCAATCTCCTGCGCGGCGTTCAGGACGAACGCGAAGCACCGCTCCACGTCGTTGAATCGGCCTTTGACGAATTGCAGAACGCTGATGCCAGTCCCCACGCTCTCCCACACTGTCGGCGCTTTGCCTCGAAGCGAGCTGATCAGATCAAAGTTGAGTGCGACCCAGCCGCGATGCAAGACACCGTGTTGGGTGAACACAGGAGATACAGTCATCAACAAACGATTGTCGAACACAACTGCGCTGGAATATTGGAGCAAAGCTGTATCGTCCTTTTTGAGCACATCGGAGACTTCGCGGCTCATGGGCACGTTGCCCCACGTTGCGAAATCTCGCCGACCAAGGATGAGCGACCAAATGCCGACCGTGCCGCGATACCACAAATCACCTTTAGCAACGACAGTGCTATATTGTGACAAACCTCCGCTCTCGACCTGCGATACGGTCACGATTGGATTTGTGACAGTCGCCCAGTCAGCGGTCGTGGTCGGCGCATTGCACGAGAAAACGATTTCAGGAGTGAGAATTTGCACCGGCCCTTGGCCAAGTGAAGCGTCGAGCGTCGGCACGCCGCGAATGGCGGTGATTTCGCCAACACTGCCGGGAACCCGGAACCGCTTGTTGCTCGCCAGATAAAGATTTTCGCTGATATGCAGGACGGCATCTCGAAATTCCTCAGCAAGCGTACCTGAAGCACCTCCAACCGCGTCGCCAGCAAGGAATGTGACGCCATCTGGTCCGGCCTGCCACACACGTCCAAGCCAATACGTGCCCATGCGTGCGATTGGCAATTCAGGATTCGCACCGACGAGCACCGAACGCCGGGACGTGGCACCGTCAAAAAAGATCGGCACCGATTGGCCGTCGTTAATAATCATCCATTTCTCAGCTTGCCAGAGCCACGCTTGCGTGCGCGATGCCGGGTTCACGTCCCAGAACGTCAGCACTGCACCAGCGGCGACGAGCGGGCCGGGATCGTCGATGTTTTCGACAGTCAGGACAGTTGGCGAGTCCACGGAGACAATAATGTAGTTGTGATTGCCTACGCGAATCTCGAAGTTTGCGCCGAGGTTTACGGTCGAGAGCACCGTGATCGTCACCGTCGCGCCGATGGCTGGCACCGCGAATCCCACGTCAACGATGGTGTTGTGTGCGATGGTGATTTCGCGCACCGAAGCTGTCCTCGCTCCTGGCGTGAACTGGAACAGCCGACCGCCGATGGATGCGATGATTGAACCGATGCCGGAATCACTTCGATAGTACGCGCTGCCTTGGAATCGACCGTCCTGTTGACGCGAAGCCAACACACCGTCGCCGCCATAATCCAGTGTGAGCCGGCGATTCGGTGCGCGAGGCGAAGCATATCCTCCTCGTACGCTCGTGTTGGTGAGGTAAGCCGCCTGAGTGCGCTGGAGCTGCGATGGGAGAACGCCGCTGTTCATCCCGTCGATCAGCGGGCCGATGCTATCGTAGAGGTAGTGGGGCTTATCAGCCATTTAATGGAATAACCCGATTCTTAGGCTTTTTGTAGCAGTGAAGAACTCCTTCTTTCGTATTGCAGGACACGCCAATTTCTGGGTCCATGTAAAATCCGTGTCGAAATTGTACATGGAATTTCATCCACTGTACTTGCAAATCGAGTCGCCGTTCTTTTTCCTCTGGCGTCTCATCATAGAACACATCAAGTGGAAATCCCGGAAGTTCGTTCATGGCAATTCATCTTAAGCATGGAGATAAGTCGCGATTATTTCCGCTTCGACAACGTGCAAGAATCCCGCCGTTGGCGGAACATCAATCGCGGCCATCATACGAATGATGTCAGTAGTCAACGCCGTCGTGTAAGCGACCACCGGCCACACAACGATGAGCGCGGTGTAAGTCAGCGTTGTGATTATCTCCGTTTTGAAACCGTTGGGGGTGTTGGTAATGGTGCCCGGAGTGTTGTTCTGGCGATTGAGTAAAAAGCTCACGTTGCGTACGGCCGCGAATGTCGCGCCCGTATAATCAATGCGAGCACGCGCTTGTAAGAGCCAAGTGCCCGCTGTTGTCAGCGTAATGCGTTGCGTGCCGCTGGTTCCAAAGTTGATTTCAGCAGCATCGAGCGTGATGTCTGTCTGGTCGATGACGTATGGCGCTCCGACACCGTACTTGGAAACTGGCGCTATGGCCGGGAGTGTGGTCACTGCTGGTTGCCACCCCGATGGGGTCACGATTGTGCCAGCAGAGATGGTGTTGCCTGCATTGACGTTGGCCTCCCAGTCGGGGTAAACGACGCTGACGTGCGTGCTATCCACGATGGCGGTGACGAGGAAGAATAATCCGTCGGGCATGAATAGCGGCTCGCCTACGGCCATCCATGACGTGTTCTCGACTTCAACCGTGACGGGCGTGGCTCCATCAGCAGGTGGGATTACGAAATCGTCGGTGGTGAAGCTGAAGGCGCTGACTCCGTTTTCGCCCGCAGCTCCCGGTGCTCCATCTTCGCCCGGAGGCCCCGGAATATTTTGGACGACTTCTTCGGAGCAACAACTTGGTTGGCAGCAATCGACGATTCCGAGCATAAGAGCCTTTCTCAATCCCGCTGTTCGGGTGTTGTCTCAGATTGCGCCTTCGCGTAGCGTCCGTCAATGGCTTCCCAATCATTTTGGAAATACGACATGGAGTGGCCTGCGTATGCGACAGACCTCGACGTGGAGCGATTTATGATACGACAAGGGAAGAATTTATTTCAGCACTTTAGAGCATTGCATTCGATAATCTGGGAAAGTGACGAGCATAACAAGTGGAGCGACCTCGCGCTGAAAGAATTCACGGATTGCATGGAATTCCGCAAGCGCGGCATGGTCGGCCTGCTCGGCCCCGGCAGCAGCGGCAAGACGTATTACGCGAGCAAATTCGTGCTGTCGCATTACTTTGTTTACCCGGAAGAAACGACAATCCTGCTGACGACGACCACGGTGCAAAAGCTCGACCTCGGCATTCTCGGAGAAGTGAAGAAGCTCCACAAACAAGCCAAGGCGCGATGGGAAGAACTGCCAGGTGTGCCGCTAGATTACAAACGCTGCATTATCACCGACCGAAGCGAAGACGGCGAAACGCGGGATTTCAGGAACGGCGTGATAGGAATTGCGTGTTTTTTGCCGGGCACTTTAGTTGACACTCCGAGCGGCCCAAAGTCCATCGAAACCCTGCGCGTTGGAGACAAGGTTTTCAATGCCGCTGGCATCGGAACCATTACCGAGACGCACACAAGAATGGTTGACCGAGCATTCCGAGTTCACTTGTCGGACGGCCGGACGATAGATTGCACAGAGGAACATCCGTTTTTTACGCAACGAGGATGGATGAAAGTACGTGACTTGCGGACTTCCGATAGGGTATTCTCGGCGTATGAAACGATGCGCCTCTTGCGGGGGAGATTTAGGACAAGGTTATCCAAACCGAAAATACTGCTCAGAAACTTGCGCCATTCATTTGCCGGAACAAAATTGCGTTCAATGCGGAGAATCTTTTCTGCCGTGGCGAACTTTTGGGAAAAGTGCTTACACTCATCGTTTTTGCAGCACGTCATGTGCGGGCCGATGGGCAGCGGAGCACAAGGAATGCGTCAAGAAAATCTCAAAGGCGTGCAAACATTGTGGACGCAAAATGGAAGCAACACACTACAACCGAGATTTTTGTTCGGTGGAATGCCGCAATCGCCCGGAGACGATGCCATGTCAAAAATGCGGAAAGGCTTTCATCTCCATAAGGGAATCTCCGAAGAAACCGAGAAGTCGTTTTTGCAGTATGTCTTGCAGGCTGAAATGGATTTCCAAGAGACACCATCGAAAGGGGATTGTCCCGACACCAGAAGAATTGTTGATTTGGAAAATTTTCCCGCAATCAACGTGGAATCATTATATCAGGAGCGGGTTTCTCAAAGCCGACGGAAGGAGGCACGGTTACAAGGTGGACATTGCGTTTCCGAAGTTGAAACTGGGCGTGGAAATAGATGGCGGAGTTCACAGAATTCCGAAGGTTGCCGCCAAGGACAGGAAACGGGACAATCGCCTCAAGGAACTTGGGTGGACCGTGTTGAGATTCTCGAACAAGCAGGCGATGAACGATACAGCGAAAGTGACGGAGGTTATCGAGTACACAATCTCGAAGTTACAGGCCACCCCAGCTACTCGGTCAACGGCGTAATCGTTCACAACTGCTATAAAGGCGAGCACTGGGTTGGCATCGGTCCGTTCGTCGGAATCAAAAACAAGTGGGTGTTCCTCGTCGCTGACGAATGCAGCCTCATGGATATTTCGTATCTTCGCGCCACGTCTAACCTGGATAAGAACGAGCGATTTTTCTTTATCCCGATTGCAAATCCGGTGAATGGGGAGCATTCGCCTATGGGCCAGTCATGCGAACCGGAGCTTGGCTGGGGAAGCGTGCGCGACATCACCAAGACGACGATTTGGCCAACGAAGTACGCCAAAGGAAAATGCATCAACTTCGTCGGCACCGATTCGCCGAATTTCGATGGCAATGGCAAGCATTACCCGTTTCTGATCGACCAAGAGCGCATTGATTCGACGCTCCGTTTCTATGGTCCGCATAGCGAAGAATTTTGCGCGATGTGTTTGGGTGTTATGCGCCCCGGCGAGGACTCGCAGCGCGTGCTGACCAAACAGCTTTGCATGATCCACAAGGCTTTCGAGAAAGCGACGTGGAAAGGCGTGAAGCGCACGAAAATCTACAGCATAGATGCCGCGTACGGAGGGGACCGATGCGTCGGGGGCTGGATCGAATTCGGCGAAGACCCAGACGGACATCAAATCGTGCGCGTGGAGAAGCCGCACGTCATCAAGATCGGTATGAAGCGCGGCGCGGAGCCGGAGGATGAAATTGCGGAGCATGTGCGCGATGATTGTCTGCGCGAAGCTATTCCGGTCGAGAACATCTTCTACGATTCAACCGGACGCGGCACCTTGGGCGCAGCTTTTGCCCGCGTGTTCGGAAATGTCATACCCGTTCCCTGTGAATTTGGAGGACGACCATCAACGAGGCCGGTACGTCTGGACCTTTACATCGTGGACGCGACGAATCAGCGCAGATTGAAGCGTTGCGACGAGGAATATCAAAAGCGCGTGAGCGAATTCTGGTTTGCGGTGCGTTGGCTGGTTGAAAGCGAGCAGTTGCGTGAATTGCCAGAATCGGTCGCCAACGAGTTTTACATGCGTGAATGGGGATACGTCGGCAACAACAAACGCGACGTGGAGCCGAAGGAGAAAACCAAGCAACGCCTCGGGCGCTCGCCTGACGAAGCCGATTGGCTGGCGACGGCGGTGGAAGGCGCTCGCCAGCGCGGGTTGCAAATCCAAAAACTCGGCGCGGACAAGTTCACCGAAGGCGGCGGCAAATCCTGGCTCGCGGACCTGAACGCCAAGCATTACGCGCTGATTCAGTCCATGCGTCTCAAGACTGCGGCTTGACCTTTGGACGCAACGGGGCGATAAGGCGTCCGTATGCCGCTGCGAACAATGACCACAATTCCACCGGGCGGGTGGATATTTGAACAGACCGTCGATGGCAAACCGACAAAGAAATTCAAGTCGATGGGTCTCGTGTGGGAACTCGCAAGAAACATCGCTGATTTCCGGGCCGGCAACGGGCTTCCAAGAGCTACGCCCAAAGAAGCACTTCACGACATCGAGGAAGCCACCTGCGTTCGACTGCACAATGACCCAGCGTGGTGTATAAAAAAAAAGACCAGCACAGTGCGACCAGCACTCGACCACCGGTCAAAAAATGCAAATCTTGTGGACGGCGCTAAAACGCTCGTCGAATGGTTGGGTTCGGGAGCAGAATCGGTGGACATTCCAATCGCTCAAGCTCGCGCCAACGTCTGTTTGAAGTGCGACCGCAATAAAGATGGTCACAGTTTGCTAAAACTCACCGGATCACTCGTCCGTACCATCGCGGAGCAAATGCAAGTGAAATCAGAAAAACGACTTCGCGTTGAAGGCGAGGAAAAACTTCACGTTTGCAGCGTGTGTGACTGTGTAATTTCCTTGAAAATTTGGCTCAAACCCGACATTCTTGCGGAGCGCACATCACAGGCAGTCCTGAATGATTTGCCTGAGTGGTGTTGGTTAAAAAACGAATTGAGGACTCCGCTTCAATGAAGACAAACGCCAAAGAAAGAGCACGTCAAAAAGCATGGCGTGCTGCTCATCCAGACTATCAACGGGATTACGATACCAAACACAATTACGGCAAACTTTGGCGAGCATCACATCCCGGATATTTTAAGAACTGGAGCAAAGTACATCCGGGATATTTTAATCAGAGAACGCCACAAGGTACACCAAGCGAAACTACAAAAGCCAAACGAGCCGAGTTATCTAAGCGATGGCGCGAAAATCACCGAGAGCGCATCTTTCTGAAAAACCGAAAACGTCGCGCTCTGCAACGTGGAGCTACCGTTAATTTAACGGGTATACGTGAGTTTGTCCGGTCAGTGAAAAGCAAGCCGTTTGCATTCTGCTATTACTGCGATTCCAAGATTTCAACAACGAAGTTTCGGGCGCTTCACTTTGACCACATTATACCACTTTCAAAAGGGGGCGCTCATGCTGTCGAAAATCTGTGCGTTTGCTGCGAACCTTGCAATTGTAGTAAGAACGCTAAACCGCTTGCAGAATGGCTCAAAACATTAACTGGACAACAATTACTCACTCTATGACACCACTCCTCGTAACTCTCCCCACGCACCCTGGCGACATCGAACAATCCGAAACGTTGGTCAAATGGATCGTGGAACTCGGCCCCGTCCGAGACCACAGTCTGTTGATCGGCGCAGACAGCGAGATACCGCAAGAGCGCGTGAAAGCGCTGATGGAAATTGCGCGACCGGCGTTTCACAACGTCCGCGCCATGAGCATAAACGTCGGCGTCAAGGGCTGGCCATTGGCGGCGAACCTCACATTCCGCGCCGTCGCCCGACAAGTTTACGAGCTTTGCAAGCTGCCGTGGCTTTTATTAGAGCCAGATTCTATCCCCTTGCGTGCGGACTGGCTGAACATGCTGGCCGACGAGTACTCGAAATCGCCGAAGCCATTCATGGGATCGCTGATGGACAACGAATCAGCGGCGGAAGGCTTGCCGAAGAAATATCTTTCAGCCATTGGGATTTATCCGCAGAACGCATACGTTCGCTTAGGCGAGCTGTGGAAAGATGCGCGATTCACTGGGCCGGTGAAGCCGGCGAAGATGGGCGTGGCGCAGTTCCAAAGCACGGTGCGGGCGTACGATATGATCGCGGCGGAATTCCTCGTGCCGAGAGCGCAGCACACGAATCTAATTCACTCACACTGGGGACCGGATTACAACACACCGCCGTTGTTCGTGCCGCAACGCACCGAAGCCAGCCCGCCGAACGCGGTTACGGTGGACTTCATCAAAAAGGACGCAGTGCTGTTCCACCGCGTCAAAGCCATCGAAGATTTCCTCGCGCTCTGGCGCGTGCGAATGGGCTTCAAGGAAGCATTGGCTGCTGAGACAGGAAAAGGATTGGAACGCACCGTTATCACACCGGAAATGGTGAAGGAACTTGCGGCTACATCTTCTGAATTGCCAAAGATCGAATCGCCTGCCGCACCTCCCAAACGACGCGGCAACCCGAATTGGCAAAAGAAACAACGCGAGCCGATGGCTATGATATGAGTGCCAGCGCCGCCAAGGTATCTGAAATTGTAAATGATATGAAGCGCGCGGACGAGTACCGCGCTCCGAATCGCGCTCTCATTCAAAAACAGATGAACGGGGAGGCTCCGCTCACTGACCAGCAGATGCGGGAAAATAAAATCGAGGTCAATTTCAACACCAAAACCGGCACAAATCTTCTCGCGCAGGCAAACCGCCAGTGGTGCAATGCCTTCCTCAAGACCGCCCAGTACTTCCATGTCACGGTGGAAGACGCTCCAGTGGACAAGTCGATGGAATGGAGTCAAAAGATAACGAAAGAGGCGAACCGACCGCTCAAACGCAGCCGCGATTATTACCAACTCGTGCGTGAGACAGGCGCGGGTGTGATGCTGACCGGCGTGGGCTCAAAGATGTGGACGCCGTTCGACGATTGCTGGTGCCCGTACTTCATCGCCATCGAAGATTTGCTGGTCCCGACCGTTACGCTGGTGCGAATGGACATGAACCATTTCGCGGTGCGTCGGCAGATGACGTACTGGGAGCTTTACAGCAAGACGCTGAAGAAAGGCGACAACATCGACCCCGGATGGGCCAAGGGTGTCGTGCGAAACATGCTCAATTCAATCAAGGGCAAGACCGTCAGCGACCAGCAATGGGATTGGATCAATGCGCCGGAAAAAATGGCCGAGCTTTACAAGCAAGACGCGACTTACTGGCAGAGCGATGCAGTGCCGAAGATTCACCTATGGGACTTTTTTTCCAGAGATGAAGAATCCGGTGAATGGAACCTACAAATCATTCCTGACGAGAACTGGACGGCGACCTACGGCACGGCGAATGAACCGCTCGCGTTCGTATATAACAGCAAGAAGCCGGTGGCTGATAATTTGGACAAGATTCTGCATTGTCAGTTCGGCGACGGCAACGTGAAGCCGCCATTTTTCTATCACAGCGTCCGGTCGCTCGCGTGGATGCTCTTTGACTTGTGCCAGATTCAGGACATGGCCCTGTGTCGCTTCATCGGAAAAGTCTTTGAGGACATGCTTCTTCTCATGCGCGTCCAAGACCCAGCCGACCGCGCTGCGGTGGACAAGATTCACTTCGGACTGCGTTATGGCCTATTGCCCGAAGGCGTCGGCTTTGTCACACGCGACCAGCGTTACCAGTTCGACCCGCAACTGAGTCAGATGCTTTTCGCGCAACTCAAGCAGCATATGGGCGAGAGCGCGTCGAGCTACACCCAGGACATCGACAGCGGCACGGAAAAAGAGAGGACGAAATTCGAGGTGCAGGCGCTCCTAGCGCAGACCAGCGCATTGCTCAGTTCGCTGCTTAACAACGCCTATATCCAGGCGGAATTTGAGTACCGCGAGATTTGCCGTCGCCTGTGCTTGAAGGGAACTCGCAATGAGGACGCGAAGATGTTCCAGAAGCGGTGCAAGGAAGCCGGTATTCCTGAGAAATACTTGGACGTAGAACGCTGGGAAATCCGATCCGAGACCGTCATGGGCGGCGGTTCCAAGCAGCTCGAACTTGCGGCGGCAGACAAGCTAATGAGCGTGCGACAGTTCATGGAGCCGACCGCGCAGCAACGCACCCTGCACAAGCTCGTGCTCGCCGTAACGGACAGCGCGGCGGAAGCGGACCAGCTCGCGCCGATCAAACCCGACCTAATCACCGATACCGTTTTCGACGCGGCGCTCGCATGGGGTACGTTAATGACCGGAGTACCAATGCCCGTGAAGGAAGGCGATTCGCACCGTGAAGTCATCGAGACTTTGCTTCGAATGATGGACATGAAAGTGCAACAGATTGAGCAGAGCGGAGGCGTCGGCACACCTCAAGACGTGATTGGTTTGACCAATGCAGCGGCTTATGTGAAGCAACACATTGCTTTGCTTGCTCAGGACGAAACAGAGGCGCAACGAGTAAAACAGTACGGCGACTTCCTCGGCAAGTTGGGCAATAGCGTGAAGGCTTTTGCGCAGCGCCAAGAAGAAATGGCCGCGCAACAGAACGGGCATCTCGATCCAGAGGTGCAGATGAAGTTGCAAGGCCAAGCCGCGATCACGCAACAAAAACTCGAAGCCAAGGCTGCCTCCGATGCTCAGAAACTCAAGACAAAGGAAGCGCAAGCACAGATGAAGATGCGTCACGACCTGGAAAAAACAAAAGCAGACCTGTTCAAGACTGGCATGGCCGCTGTTGTTGAGACGCACGCCCAACACTCGAAAACCGCAGCCGAAGTCAAAGGAATTAAGGTGAAGGCTGCGGCGGAAGCGGAGGCTGCGAAGAAGAAGGCTTCCGAATCGGCTGAGTAAAGGCACGCTCGACCGTCCAGCCATCCTTCAACCGTTGACATACGGAGTTGGGCTTTATACCGAAATGTTCAGCCAACTCCGATAGGCAGCCCGTCATTCCGTAAACCGTAAATACGCGATTCGTGCGCTTGTTCCTGTTGTTTTCCTTGTGTGTTGCCCAACGCACATTAAGCGGCCAGCCTTCACGAATACATTCCTCGCATTTACCGCAACTGTAGTGCCCGTCATTGTTCGGCCAGCGGTCGATTTCAAACCTTGGAGGACATTCCCCGAGCACCGAAAAGAAACCTGAGAACTCGCGCAAGCCGCTACAAAGCCGGATACCTCGAATGACATAATTTTTAGCCTCTTTGCGATGCGCGTGCGAGCATCGTTGAACCATCGAATCCCATGCAACATAGGCGCGAGAGCCACACTTCCCATGTTTGATTCGCGCACAACCGCAAGAGATCGTGTGCCCGCTTACCAATTCTCCGTTACGGGCTATAAGCTCCTTGCCGCATGAACAGCGCACCCAACTTTGGCGCACTTTATCTCCATTTGGATTTATGCGGGTGGGAGCTTCGGCTGTGACGAATAACCTTCCAAAAGTCCGACCGATGAGATTCAGTTTGGCAGACATGACGAGCATCTTTCGTTGTGTTCAGTGACGGGCGTTGGGGTGAGTCCCGACGCTCGTTGCGATTTTAGAGATTGCTCGGTGAGACGCAAGGAAAACAGCCGCTCGCGCTTTCTACACGCGAGCGGCGTAACAAGAGACCGATGCACAACTATCCGTGCAAATCCACGATACGATAATGCTTGCGTTTTGCCAGAGAATTCTTAGAGTCGCGTCGTTCTGGGCGCATCCGTTCTCGTCATTGATTTTCCTTTAGCCCAGGACAGCGCGATTACCTCGTGTTGCAGTGACGAGAACAGATGGCTCGGAGAAACCTTAACCCACACCTAAAATGCCTACATTCCAAAAATGCCCCGTCGCCGTAACCGATATGGCCAACGGCATCCTCGTCGAATACGAAACCCACAAACCGCTGCTCGATGCCCGCGTGAAGATCGACTTCGTTTTTGCCTTCTCCGACAAGGATGATAACGGCAATCCGACCAACAACGCCTTGAGCAAAAACGGCGTGAAGGCGCTTGGAATTGCCCGAAAGATTCCGCTCAAGGACCGCGTGCTTGGTCGCGGAGACGCCGAAATCGCGCTCGACGGCGATTGGTGGGAAGGTGCATCCGCCGAAGCTCAATCCGCGCTGCTGGACCACGAATTGCATCATCTCTCGATCAAGATCGACAAACGTGGCCTCGTTCGAGATGACATCGGACGGCCAATCATTGTCCTGAGAAAGCACGATTACGAATTCGGCTGGTTCAACATCATCGCGGAAAGGCACGGAAAGCACAGCCAAGAATGCATCTATGCCCACGCCATCATGGACCAAGCTGGGCAGTACTACTGGCCCTATTTGGTCAAATGACTGAAATAATTTTCGCGGCAATGCGACATGGTAAATCTAATAGACTGATGGATTGATCTCAACCCGTTGGTCGCAGCATCGGTGTTACAAACCCGCATTCGCCGGGCTGAATCGCCTGGGCAACCGCGAAAAACCTTAGCATGAGCGAAGAAACGCCAGTCGTAGATTGCCACCTGTGCAAAGACCTTGAGTTCGCGCGAAACCTCGCGACTCAGATGAAGGAAGGTTACGGCAGACACAACTCGAATCGGTCATTTCGTGACAATCCATCTATGAGATACACTGGCATGGTTCGGTATGCGGGTGTGGATTTGGCGCACGGGCCAGACCAAATGGCCTACGCTTGGATGGAGAACCAACAAGCCCGCGTCATTGGCCGACTCGGGGACCATGCGATGCGCGAACGCTGGCAGGATTGCGAGATTGGCGATGCGGTGCCAGAGAGCAAAATGCAAGGAGCAGAATTCGCCAATGGAACGCATGGAGTTCGGTTCATAGAATTTCGTATCCAACCACGAGAATCGAGTATTTTTGAGCGCGTCTGCACTCGAATGCGCTCCGCTGATGGCATTTGGCGCGACGAATATCTCTGGAAACGAATCTCATGACCAACCACGACATCACCGGAGCCGTCCACGCGCTGCTTTTGACCCGCACGCGCGTGTCCGTGGCCTGGTGTACTGTCGAGCGCGACTGGCCACCGGAGCGTTGGCCAGCGACGCTGACCGGCCTGCGGCCCATGCTGGTCGGGTGCGTGAGCTTCGCCAACGCGGACAAGTTCGTGAGCGCGGGCGTCGGTAGATTCGGTCTATCGTAGCGGACGCCGCCGATGGCGAATGATTTTGCCTCTGATGCGAGCCGGTTCGATTCCGGCGCGGTCCATCACGGGCCGGTCTGGACGACACCAACGCTACGGCGACGTGGGCACGTACCGCACCGGGTTCAATTCCCGGCAGAGGCTCCTTTAGCGCCCCCGGCTCGGGCTTTTGCCCGCGACATGCGCCGGGCCGCTGATTTTCCCCGAGAAACCCCTTGCGCCGCGCGCGTCGGTTCGGTGGAAGAAAAGATTTGACAATGAACAGCGCAGGATTTAGCTTCATCGCGTTCGGTGGATGTTTAGAAAGCGTCCGCGAGTGTGCAATGCGACCGACTGAGACTTTGGCTCGTTCGTCCCGGCGAAAGCCGGAAACTCCTCGCGGGTACTTTCTAGCGAACGAGTCTCTTTCCACCGACCTGAAGTGCTGGCCCCTTATGGCATCATGCACTGAAGGGTTCTTTGAGCAGTGTCGAAGTTCGGAATCTGGTTATCTCCGGTGCTCCGAAAGAAAAAGGACGCCGTGAGGTATGTTTCCCGAGGAATCTCCAACTGCGCGTAGCGGCTT